GCAAAATTACAATCAAACCATAGGGCATGCAATGTGTATTTCTTAGAATGCTTACTCTAAAAATGCACCTAAAATAAAAAGTTGGGCATACCTTTTTAAATGGATTTAACGTGTGTGGATGGTGTGAGATTGCTTTTAAAGTGGCGTTTTGGATGTGTTTTACCGTTATTTAGGGGGGGATAGTACTTTGTTTTTCGCTATGTTTGTCGGTGTAATTCCTGTGTAAACCATTGATATATAGTGTGTAATTTGCAAAATAGCTGTATATTAGCGTCGAAAAAGCGTGTGTGTGGCGCAAATGTGGCAGAATAGGACAATGGGTAGTCCGCTCCGCCGTGCGAATCCGGCGGAATTGTTAGCGGTTCGAGTCCGCTTTCTGCTCCAATCCTTGTTTTGTTTTAAAGCATCTGCCCTGCCAGCCGCGACAGGTGCTTTAGTGGTTTTCATTAGGTATTAGTCAGGAAACGCTCCCGGTGAAAGTCCGGGAGCTTAATTTTTAGTATGATATGGGATAAAGCACTAATCAGGCTACTGCTTTTGATAATAAAGGAACACTGCAAGACTGTTTCTTTAGGAATACGCGGAATGTCCGTCTATATACCATGGATAACCGATGCCTTGAAAGAGATTTCTATCAAGTCATTGCTGTTGCTCTTGCTTATTGCCGGTCCTGTCGCCGAATTGATCGTTTGTGGAATCATCTTCTTTTATTTCATTGCCTTCTTGCTTTGATAACAAGGCAATAGGAGTGAATGAAAGCGAGGTGTTATATTTTGGGTATAATTCGCTGACTGTCTTAGGTGCTTCTAAGGATTGATGTATTTCTCCTCCCGCTCTTATTATTCTTACAAGTTCTTCTATAGATACACAAATTCGCCCATTTCTTTCATTAAAATTTGCTGGATCTTCATCTTTAGTTTTGCCGAATTGTTCTTGATTGATCTTTTCTGATTCTTCCTGAGCTTTAGCTTTAATAAACGTTCTTTCATCGAGTTGATATTCTTTCAATTGGTTGTCAAGCCTGAGGGATTTTAATTCCTCTATTGCCTTTAGAGCATTAATGACCTTTATGGCAATTCGATAAGCTGCACCGACTAAAAGCCCAACGAGTGCAACAGCTTCTATGGTCCCAACATCTATTATGAGCCAATAGGAGCCGTGATCTAATTGTTTTACCTTGATGTTCCCTCCTGCTTCCGAAACTACTTGTGACAATGCTTTTTTGATACAATTGGCTGATGCTGCAAAATCAGAGAGTGTATTTATTTGCGGTAATTTTATATTGATGATTGTTTCCGTCTCTTCTGTTGGTACATATCGGTTAATCCACTGATACATAGCTGTTATTACAGCTTGTATCTTGCTGAATTCATCTTTATAGACTTTATATTGATTGCCGTCTAAAACACACCGTTCCATCATAAACGATAGAATCTGGTCCGTTATATCAAATTTGGTTTCAGAAAATTCCAATATCCCGGCATCCCGTAGTGCTTGTAGTGCTGTTTTTATCTGTTGCACATTTTCAAGATAATAGTAGCTTCCATTATTGCTGAAGTTAGGCTTGAAATTCTCGTAAGCTATGTTTATATAACGTTTTATATCTATTAATCTCATAGTTCTTAATATGTTAATGTTTGTCCGGCAATAAATTCAATATCCTGACTCATTTCCTTATCATCACCGGCCCGGAGCTGTATTCCTTCGTGATGCAGCCTATCACCATGAAGATTCTCCGGATGGTGTCCTTGTAGATACGGAACGGCTCATGGATGAGGTGCCCGTCGGGGTAGGTGTCGGTGTTGCTGGAATATGCCATCAGGTAATCTTCCGCTCCGGGCTGGAGGCGTTTGGTGACGCGCATCTCGTCCGTTTCTATGCAATAGTTCCGCCCCCAGATAATCTGCCGCCGGTCGTGCAGCTCCTTCAGAGCAAGGATGCAGCCGTTGGGGTATTCCTCCATGCTGTCGCCGTAGTGGCGGATGGCGGCGGTGGCGTCGGTGAACCAATCGCCCGCATCTATCATGTCGCCGCTGGGCATGCGCCCGTCCATCGCGGCGGAAAGGGTGTTCCGCCCCCCGACAGTAATCACGTCGTCATAGAACGGGATGAGTTTCCTTTCCCTCCCCGCTTCATCAACCGATGCATCACGCTTCTCCGGCTCACGAAGCATACTGCCTTCGCCGGTGAGAAGCCAAAGTGGATTAATATCTCGACAATAGTCTATTATTTTATTCAATGCGCCTTCACCCATATCAGCATTTCGTTTCTTCTGAACGCTAATATAACCATTGGATAAACCTATTTCTTTTTCTAATGCAGTAGGTTTCAGCTTTTTATAATCCAAATATTCGTATAATCTTTCAATCGCTTTCATTTTTAACAGAAAATTGTCGATAAATTATTTGTTTAAATAGACAATAGTCTATATATTTGCAGCATCATTTAAAACTAAAAGATACGGACAAAGATAATTAATAACTTTTAAAAACAAAATAATATGGAAAAACAAAATCAAGCAAAAGAGAGAAAGGCAACATTCAGTCCTGATTATCGTAAAATAGCCTTTATGGCTAAAAACATTCAGGTAGTAGCGAAAAAACTTCAAGCGGAAGCGGAAAAAGCGGAGCCTGATTTCGGGAAAATATTATCCATAAGCAATCTCCAGCTTGCAAAGCTGATAGTTGAAATTAACAGATCGGCTTTACTCATTCCTATGGAATATATAGACTAATTATCCAGATTAAAACAACAAAACAATAGTGATATGGCAGAAATACTGATGCAATACGGCGGTCGCCGTAAGCTTGCCGAGAAGTTCGGCGTGAGTGTGATAACCGTAAAAGAAGCCTTGAAGTTCCGCACACGGAGCAACACGGCGAACATGATCCGCAAGGCTGCCCTCGAAATGGGCGGCGTGCTGCAAGGAGCGAAAACGATGAAGGAAGGGCTTGGTGCTAACAATTAAAAATAGGAAAAAGCATGATGACAAAAACAACAAGCCCGATTTTTTCGGGCGGAAAAGTGGCAGGTACAAAAGTAGAATACCGTCTGTTCGGTATCCTACTTTATAAAAAGGTTCTCTATACTCCTATGTGGTATGGAATAGAGCATTACGATTATCAGATCTTTATCTGATCGATAATCTTCATTGCCTCACGTTTAAGTTCGTCCGCATAAGTCTGGGCAGAGCATACACGCATACCACCTTTCAGTTCGCGTTCCAGCTTTTCCAGTCTTTTTAGGATAACCACTTGTTGGGCAATGAGCAGTTTTAAATCTAAATTTTCCATAAAGTTAGTTTTTAAGTTAGCCGCTACAAATGTAGCAAAACCGTTCCGGTCCGCGACGGATAGGGACGGAAAAATGAAGAGTTAATAATTAAGAATGAAGAAAATGAAAACACTATACATACTCCTCGGGCTTCTGGCGGCAGCGGTGGCGAACTGCTTCACCCCCGCCGGAGCGGACCTGATAATTACCGCCGTGCTTTGCGCCCTCGCCGTGCCCGTAGCCATACGGATGGACAGGGAGGCGCGGAAGTGACGATACAGGGAGCGTCTGCAGGACAGCCTTGCGCCGGGTCCGATTCCCGGGGACGCACGAATCAAAAAGAAACAACGATATTATGGAAATGTACGGAAACACGTTATGCGTCAGCTTTGCGGAACTCGTAGGCGGAGGATTAATAAGTAAGCCTGCTTACGACAAATATACCCGCAACGGCAAGCTGACTGTCATCAGGCGCGGCGGCAACGGCCGCGAAGCGCTGGTGGCATACCGGTCGATGCCCGACGGGCTCCGTGCAGCCTACGACGAACGCTACAAGGAAGCGAGGAAGGAAATGGAACGCAGGGAACACGAACGATACATCAGCACGCGGATACGCTTCGACGCCGAAGCGGTGAGGTTCTTCAAGGAATACCGCCCCGAAATCAGCACCGAAAGACAGCTGGAATACATCCTGAACGCCCAGGTGATGAACGAGATGGCGCGGGTGGAGAAGCAACGCGAAGCCGAGCACCGGAAAGGCGGGTTCGCCCGGCGTGCGGAGACGTGGAACAGCGTGCTGCTGACCTGCGAGAAGCTGAGGGAGGCCACCGGGCACACGCTTCCGAAGAACGCGGCGAGGCTGCGCGAGAAATTCAACGCCTACAAGCGGGAGGGATACGCGGTGCTGGTGAACGCCAACACCGGCAACAGTTCGGCACGGCGCATCGGCAGGCAGGAGGGCGCGCTTCTGCTGAAGCTGAAGCGGAGCAAGTTCCCGCAATACACCGACGCGCAGATCTTCGAGGAGTACAACCGCCAGGCAAGGCTCCGCGGCCTGAAGGCCATCAAAAGCCTCACCACGGTACACAACTACCTGTATGCGCCCGAAATCATGGTGTGGTGGTACGCTGCGGTACACGGCGAGCGGGAGTTCAAGAACCGCTATATGCCGACTTTCGACACCGTGCTGCCCTCGATGCCCGACTCGCTGTGGTACTCGGACGGCACGAAGCTCAACCTGTATTACAAGGCGTATGACGAACGGCAGAAACGCTGGACGGCGCGCACCACCGACGTGTACGAGGTGATGGACGCCTGCTCGGAGATGTTCCTGGGCTATTACATCGGCGACGGGGAGAACTTCTACACGCAGTACCAGGCCTACCGCATGGCACTCACGCAGTGGAAGGTGAAGCCCTACGAGATAGTGACCGACAACCAGGGCGGGCACAAGCGGCTGGAGTCGCAGGGATTCTTCCGCAAGATATGCCATCTGCACAAGACCACGATGCCCCACAACGGGCAGTCGAAGACCATCGAGTCCGTCTTCGGGCGTTTCCAGCAGCAGGTGCTGCACAAGCTTTACAACTTCACGGGGCAGAACGTCACCGCCCGCAAGCTTTCCAGCCGGGCGAACATCGACCTCATCACGGCGAACATCGACGCGCTCCCCACGCTGGACGAACTGAAGCGGCAATACGCCCGCTGCCGTGAGGAATGGAACGACAGCGTGCACCCCACCAGCCCCACGGGAATGACCCGGAGGGAAATGTACACCTCGATAGAGAACCCGAAAGCGCAACGGCTTGACGGATACGAGGCACGGGAAATCTTCATGCTCTTCTCGCAGAAGCCGGTGGAATACACCCGGGAAGGGTTCTGCTTCGAGCTCGGGAAACGGGAATACCGCTATATGGTCTACACGGACGGCGGCGACGTGGACATGGGCTTCCACCTGCAGAACATAGGCCGCAGGTTCCTCTACCGCTACGACCCCGAGGACATGACCCGCATCGAGCTGTGGGCTGTGACGGACACCGGTGCCAAATACGCCGCCACCGCCACGCCGAAAGTATCCGTCCACCGCGCCACGCAGGAACGCACCGATGAGGAAAACGCGCACCTGTTCCGCCAGCTTGACCTTAACCGTCGTACGCGTGCCGCCATGCACATCGCACAGGAGGACCTGTTCATCGAGGAGGCGATGGGCGAGGCGTACGCAAGGCTCCGCTTGCCGCGTCCGGTGGCAGTGAGCGAAAAACAACTGGACGCCTACCGCGAGGAGATGAAGCAAGGCACGCTCCGCCCGCCGGTTCCGGTGCCCGGCACGGAGCTTCCTCCCGAACCCGTGCTGGCTTCCGACCCGCTGGCGTTCGGTTCTCCGGGCGATTATGAAAAGCAGGTGTCAGGCCTCACCTTTGACGAACTGGACTGCGCGGGAAAACTTTGACAATTAATGACTGATTAAATACCGATAAAACAATGAAAGGACTAAGTACAGAACAGAAAGAACAGGTACGCTCGGCGCTGGCGGCGTACTGCGACAACTACCCGACCCGCAACCGTGCGGCGGAAAGCCTGCAAAACGTAAGCTCCGCCACGGTGAGCCAGCTGCTCAACGGCAAGTACGAGCTGATAAGCGACGACATGTTCACGCGCATCGCCGTCCAGATCGGCTTCAGTTTCGAACACTGGCAGCTGCACGAAGGCCGTGCGTTCCGTGAGATCACCTACGCCTTCTCCGACGCGCAGTCGTACAAGAACGTGACGTGGGTGGTGGGCGATGCCGGATGCGGGAAGACCACAGCCGCCATCGAGTACCGGCGCACGCACCGCAACGTGTTCTACATCCTCTGCTCGGAAGACATGCGCCGTTCGGACTTCGTGCGCGAGATTGCCAAGCAGGTGGGCGCGCCCACCGACACCGCCAACCTGCGCGACATGCTGGAAAACGCCATCTCGATGATAGCCTTCCTGAACGGACCCCTGCTGATATTCGACGAGGGCGACAAGCTGACCGACTCGGTATTCACCTATTTCATCTCGATTTACAACCGTCTGGAGGGCCATGCGGGCATCGTGTTCCTCAGCACCGACTTCATCAAGCGCCGCCTGGACTCGGGCCTGCGCTACAACAAGAAGGGCTACAAGGAAATACACAGCCGCATCGGGCGCAGGTTTTTCGAGGTGTCCCCTACAGGGGCGGACGACGTGTTTGCCATCTGCCGGGCGAACGGGCTGGAAGACCGTGCGGAGATAGACCAGGTGATAGCGGACGCCAGACGGAGCGAGAACGACTTGCGGAGGGTCAAGCGGTGCATCCATGCCCGCAGGCGGATGATCGAGGCGCGCAGGCGGAAGGAGGCGGACAATGGCTAAGCTCACTTTTGACCGCAACGCCAAGGGGGTACGCGAGGTGCTGGGCATGAAGTATGAGACGATGGACTTCGACGGTCCCTGGCTTGACGCCTTCGGCAGGCCCGAACGCCGAGGCGTGTGGATCATCTGGGGGAACAGCGGCACCGGGAAGACCACTTTCGCCCTGCAGCTCTGCAAGTACCTCTGCCGGTTCGGCAAGGTGGCATACGACTCGCTGGAAGAAGGCGCGTGCCTGACGATGCAGAACGCGTTCAGGCGCGAGGGGATGATGGAGGTGAACAAGCGGTTCCTGCTTATCGACAACGAAAACATGGAGGAGCTTTCCGTCCGCCTCAAGCGCCAGAAAAGCCCCGACATCATGGTGATAGACTCCTTCCAGTACACCGGGATGAACTACCGGCAATACATCGAATTCAAGGAACGCCACCGGCGCAAGCTGCTTATCTTCATCAGCCATGCTGACGGCAAGCTGCCCAACGGACGTGCCGCCAAGAGCCTGATGTATGACGCCTCGCTGAAGATATATGTAGAGGGTTTCCGGGCTTTCTCGAAAGGGCGCTTCATCGGTCCCACAGGCCATTATGACATCGTGCCGGAAAAAGCCCGCACCTACTGGGGAGAAGAATGACTTAAGTGAAGAATTTAAAACCATACGGACATGAAAGAGACGAAAGAAAAGCCGGCCACGCCGCAACAAATCAAGGCATTGCATGCCGTATTCCGGCGCATGGAATATGACGACGGAGAACGCCACGCGTTCATCAGCCGGTTTACTGAAGGGCGGACAGACAGCACGGCGGGGCTCACGATGGGCGAAGCGTACAGGCTGTTGGACGCATTGAACGGGAGGGACAGCGCAGCCGCACGCGAGGAGGCACGGAGGGTATGCAGGCAGATATATTCCCTGTCTTTCCGGATAAGCTGCCTGAACAAGGGCTTCGCCGGCGACACGCCGGAGGACTTCGAAATGAACAAGGCGAAAATCAGCCTGTTCTGCCGGACGCGCACCCGGTTCCGCAAGCCGCTCACGATGATGACCCTTGCAGAACTGAGGGAAGTGAAACGCCAGCTGGAGGCGATGGCAAGAAAAGAGAACCAACATTAAAATTTCATATTATGAGAAAACAATCAGAGATTGACCGGGCTATCGAAGCCCTGAGAATGAACGGTGACGGACTGAGTGAAGTGCAGATAGAGGTGCTGGAACGCCGCCGGAACGAACAGTGGGTGTTCGGCCATTTCGTGCGCGACACACCTGAAACAGAACGTGACGAAGCGGCCTTTTACGCCGCACGCGACGCAGCCCGCTTCCTGGCGGGGAAAGTAGGCATCAGTGCCCTTTGCCCTGAGCTGGAGGACGAGACGGAACCGGAAGCGGAAGAGGGAATCACCTTGAGCCGCAAGGAATACGACGCACTGCTGAAACGGCTGGAGCGGGTGGAGCGGCGGCTGGGCCTGCGGTCGCAAATCAACAAGGAGACCCGCAAACCTGCAGCCGATACCGATGCCACCGACCTCATCAGCCAGGCGGAAGCGTGCCGTTACATAGGCTGCGGCAAGAGCACCATCAAACGTTGGGCGGACCGTGGGCTGGTGACCGGTTACCTGAAAGGCAAACGGGTGTATTACAGCCGCAGGGAGCTTGACAGGAGCGAGGTCGTGAGAGAACACCGGGCAGAGAATAAGGAAAAGGAGGAATGCCATGGAACAGACTATCGAAACCTTGCAGAATGAGATTATGGAGCGGATATGCCGTTTCGGGCTGATGGACCAGACGGTGATGCTCCACGAGCTTGCCGACTTCTGCGAACAGCAGGCGCTGGAAGCGATGAAAGCCGAATACGGGCTTCCGGATATGGAAGACAATGAACAGGACATTATTTACTAACCGTTTAAAACATATCAATATGGATTTGACACAACTGACAAAAGAACAGAAAGCCGCCCTGAAGGCACAGCTGGAGGCGGAGGAGAAAGCCGAAAAGGCACGGGTACAGAACGAACGCGACACGTACAAGGAATTAGTGGACGCCACGGTGCGCAGCAACGTAAGGAAGCTGCAAGAGCTGTCCGCCGAAATGGAACGGGTGAAGGCGGAAGTGTTCGGCGAGTTCGCCACCCTCATCCGGACCAAGAACGAACTGTTCAGCACGAAGATGAACCGCCAGAGCGACACTTTCACCACGCAGGACGGGCGGATGAGCATCACGCTGGGCAACCGCGTGAACGAAGGCTGGGACGACACCGTGGAAGCGGGCATCGCCAAGGTGAAGGAATACCTGAACACCCTTGCCAAGGACGACAACAGCGCCGCACTGGTGGAAACCGTGATGGGCCTGCTCGCCAAAGACCGGAAGGGCGCGCTGAAGGCGAACAAGGTGCTCGAGCTGGAGAGGCTGGCGGTGAAGAGCCAGAATGCCGGATTCATCGACGGCATCAACATCATCAAGCAGGCGTACCGGCCGGTGCCCACCTGCCAGTTCATCAGCGTCACCGTCAAGGATGACAAGGGAGTGGAAACCAAGCTGCCGTTATCTTTATCCGCGATGTGATTATGGAAAAGGTTCTGGACATAGGTGACAAGTTCACTTTCCGCGGCTCCTCCCTGAGAGTGGAGCCTGCAACGTCAAACAGCGAAGGCGGCGCCTCGTGCGAGGGCTGCTACTTTTTCGAGCATGCTTTCGGATGCTATAACGATTACCAGTGTATAGGGAAAAACCGCCCTGACGGCACGGACGTAATATTTAAGGAAATAAAGGAGGAATGACTATGGGTACGGAAAAAAGATACATACACAAACGCATCAGCATCTGCCGTGCATGCAAGGGTACCGGCAAAATCGTGACCTTTGACCGGCTTGACATCCTCCGGCGCAACCCGAAGAGTTTCACCTGCACGCAGTGCGGAGGGACCGGACGGGTGGTCATTTACGGGGAAACCAGCATCACCGTGGAACCGTTCATGGAGGGAAATGCCAATGGATGACTTGTTCAAGCCTCGCAGGGTGGCGGTTCCGGTCCATTACAGCATGATCAACCAGTTCATGTACCTGTGGATAAGATGGAACCACCCCTGTGACCTGCGGGTGCAGCGTTCGGAGAAGGACGCGGAGACGGTCGGCATCTGCTTCAATGTGGAGAACAATGACACGGTGGACATGATGCGCGACGTTGCCAATGTATTGAGAGTTGATATTTATGACTTAAACGGATGACTGTGCGAACATAAACGGCCGGAACCGGATGAAGGCTTCCGCCTATGAGAAGAAAAAGACAATACGAATCCCCCTGCAATCCATGAGAGTTGCAGGGGGATTTCTTCGATAAACACCTGTAAATGCGGAAAATTTACGGAAAAACCGTAACTTTGCAACTATAAGGTTTTCAAAAGGTATCAGGGTATGGCAAAGCACGGAAAACAAAAGATAGTGGGGCTCAGTTATGTTTCACGGGTGGAAGACATCGTGCGCATCTATGACGAACACGCACGCAGCGGGCTGTCGAACCGCGAAATCCTCAGGCGGTATATCTGGCCCAAGTACCGCATCTGCGAGAAGACGTTCTACAACATCATCAACGCCAGTGCCGACCCGCGCGTCATCCGCAGGATAGCCGACGCGAACCGGCAGCTGGAACTGTTCTGAGCGAACGTACCGCACTACTCATTGTCAGCCGTTAACCGTTCATTCACTTTGCAGGCGTAGTCGGCAATGTCCTCTACCAGTTCGTCGTGGTTGTGGTTGGTGCTGCTGCCCGTGCGTCGGAACATGCAGAACGAGGTTCCGCCATCGGCTCCCTGCAGGTTGAAAAGGGCATTGTCTATGCGGTCCAACATGGCAAAACGCTCCAGCGCGTCCGTCTGGAAGACGCTTCCGTCCTTCGCGCTCCCTTTCCACCGGGTGACGATGTGCAGGCGTATGTCCACGTCCGCCTGCTGTGCCAGACCGCCCAGTGTCGTCCACCTTACGGGGCGGAACTCGACAAACACCGCCGGGGTATCGAACGGCTCTTCCTGCTCGATGAACTCCACCTGCTCGTTCCACAGGTCGAAATGCTTCAGTGCCGGCTGTCCGGCTTCGTCTGTCAGCCGCTTCAGCCTGTCTATGAGGCTGAGGTAAATCAGTTTTCTCATATATGTCTATAATTTATGGTTGTCATTCTTCAAAAATTCTTTTCGCGTTTTCCAGGAATATCCCTTTCAGCAATTCCTCCAGTTGCGGGTGAGTGCCGATGAACTGGCGTTTGGGGATTACAATCCTGCTCCCCGCCTTCTTGAGTGCCATCGCCCGGTAGAATTCGGCTTCGGCGGTCAGGGTGCGGTTGTGCCGGTTATTCCGCGGGCTTCCGTCCTTCCTGCGCTGCAGGCGGTTGCTGAACCCGTCGGAGGCACGCCCTCCGGTCACGGTGAGGTACCGCCACCAGAAATAGCTTTTCATTCTTCTGGTGACGGTGATTGTCCCGCCTTCGTTATGGATGCGGGCGTATTCCAGTGCCGAACTGAACACCACGCTGTCCCTTCCGGTAATCTCCGCGTGTATGCTCCGGCGCAAATTGCCGGTACGCACCAACAGCCCCCGGCTCTTGTCGTCGTTATATTTGCGGCGTGCCCACTTTTCGTTGAAGAACGCCTCGCGCTCGAAGTTGCGGTCGAACTCTTCCGCCACCTCCACCTTGACATCTTTCAGGGTTTCCCGCACGAGCCGGTTGATGCGTTTTTGCAGATTGTCCGTTATTTTTTTCGGTTCATTCATTTGGTTATCCGGATTTTTGTTGTACTTTTGCTTCCGCTCTCACATATAACATCTTCGGGCAAAATAAACATTCAGAATTTATTTTGAACAAGATATAAGGAATAGCCCCTATGGTGGCCGTGCGGAAACTATCGGCTGCATCATTCGCCCAGCGTATATGTGGAGAGCACACCTACGGGGGCTTTTCTTTTTATCGCAATTCTTATAATTATGCTCTCTAATAAGAATTTGATTGAAATCCTCAACATCGAGGGAAACGAAGTGGCGGTGTCCCGCCAAGGTATCAACAACTGCATGGTGAATCTTACCCTGATGGCAAAGCCTTATGGACCGAACAAAGCTCCAGACAGATGGTTTCGTACTGCAGAGGCGAAAGAGTTTCTCGAAGCTCTTGAAATGGAAAACAGCGTTCGCCAAATATGGCGAACGGAACAACCGAATCTTATCGTTGTCCGCCAAGGTGGAAATCCTAACGAGCAGGGTACTTGGTGTACCGATTACCATATCGCTGTTAGATTCGCCATGTGGCTTAACCCTCATTTTGGCATAGCCGTTATAGACGGCTTTATCAAGTTCCTCACCGGACGCAACGTAGGCACGCTTGTCAATACCCGCAAGGCTCCCGCCCCGAAGTACCGCGACGGATTCCTGCCCTTGGAAGCCGCCCTGCGCAAGTACACCTCGCTGGATGACCTGAAGCGGATAGCCGAGGAATGCCGCGTGACGCTCCATCACGTGAAGGACACGCTGAAGGGCAACAAGGTGAGCAACCCCGTACTGCGGAAAATCATTGACCGGGCAAAGGCGAACAAGGCCAAAGGGCTTACGTTCCCCGACTGGCGAGTCCGCAAGTCTGGCATCGACTACAACCAGGCGATGTTCGACCTTTTCCCCACACAAGTTGTCGAACTTGACGGAAAGGAGGGCTGAGCCATGAAGGAACAATACAACCTGTCCGAGCTGCTCCGCACGTTCGGCATCGTCAGTCCTGAAGAGCTTTCCGAATCGCTTGACAACGTGCTGTTCACCGCCACGGTGAGCTATCTTGACCCCGACAAGGGCTGCCCTACGGAACGGATGGTGGAGGACGTGACGAACGTCCGTTTCCTGCTGGAGGCGTTGAGAGAATGCGCATCCAAGTGATTTCGCTTCCATTTGTTTGTTATTTAAAGAATTAATCTTATCTTTGCATAGGGTATCATCGAAGTACCGCGCCTGATTTGTAGTTCAGGAATGTATGGGCTTCCTTGCTACCCTTTCTTTATGCCTTTTGCTATTTTCTCAAGGCTGTCGGATATACTGTGGAGCACTATTTCCCCCCATTTGTATTCCCTGACAATGATCCAGCTTTTTTCTCCTGACACTTCACACTCGAATATATGGGACAGCTTCACGTCTTTCTTGTTATCCCCGTATTTATGATATTCGACCGCTCCGATGTAATCAGCTTTTGCAAGTACGTTTTCTATATCCAGCAGCAATTTGTTCTTGGCAAAATAATGCTTGTGGGGCTGGTTCGTCCATTCCCTCAGTGATGTTCCGGATATGAGAATAGGTCCCGGAAGTTCTTTGCGTACTATGGCCCTTCCCTGTAAAGGTTTCGCCATACGCCTGATATTCCCGGCATTCCCGCGTTTCATCTCCTGCAGCAGCCTGCATGCCCGGCACAATTCATTGTCGGGGATGTCCGCCGCCAGCTTCATTTTGTCAGGCCGCCACTCGCACGCATTGCATTTGCGGACGGTATAGGCGTTATAAGCCGGGAACGTGGCCATGCGCTTGCCAGGGTTGAACATGAACATCTCCTGATACTTCCCTGCCGTTGCCTGGCTGCCCAGGTTCATCGCCTCGCGCTCATCGCTCACGGGGTATTTGCCCTTGCGCACCTGGACCACGGTACAGCGGCAGTTCCACCCGTTGGGCGGGAAATACTTGTCCCAGAACGGGCTGGTTACAGGCAGGGTAATGTTGTGCAGCATCCGGTGGGTGCGGCGTACACGGCCGTCGCCTGTCGTGCGGTACTGGAGCAGATAACGGTCTCCGTCCTGCTCGAACCGCTTCCACCGTGCCGCCATCAGCGCCGAGGCACGGGCAAAGTTATATTCCGTGCGCAGGTAATTCACATTATAGGATTCATGCACCTTTTGAACGTCATTTAAAAAGCGTTCGAACGGCTTCGGGTTTCCTTCCCCATCCAACAGGGAGGGGAACGCCTCGTTCAGCTCGTGGAACACCTTGATGCCTGAGAATACATAGTCCGACTCCTTGAGCCGCTGCACGCTGACGGCATCCAGCGGTTCCTTGCGCAAGGCGGAATCCACCGCACGGTCCAGCACGCCAGCATGGGCACGGATGAACCGCTGCACCTCTTCGGCAGTCAGGCTTTCAGGTGACACTTCCGTCTGCCGGTAGAGCCATCCCATGAGCGTTACCCATCCGGCTTCCAAAGTTGGGAACGCAGGTACCTCCTCTGTCTCACCATCCTCTCCAGCCGCCAGCTTCAGGGTTTCGGCGTAACGTCTGTGCAGCCCCGCATAGTCACCGGGGCTCAGTCGAAAAAACTCCAGCCCTCCGGCTTAGCCAGTTCCTGCTTCCCCTGGCGCGACGTTTCCCGTACCCTGCGTTCCACCAGCGGCACATTGTACTTGTCGATGAAGTACCGTGGATCCACCTCGTAACGTTCCAGCAGCATCCGTTCGTATTCCACCTGCTGTTCCGGCGTATAGTCCACGGCATCATTCCAATCAAAACGGAACCCTTTCAAGGGGAATCCGTGGCGCACCATGCGGGGGATGAGCTGCCAGTTCACGAGGTCGCGGATGAAGTCTGCGTCCTTCTGTATCAGGTTGTCGAGCATCTGGCGGTGAACCTGGCTCTGCGAAAGCGAAGCGCCGTCCTCCATCGTCATCGTCACGGTGAGGATGCCCTTGGAAAGCTCCGAGTTGCAGCGGTCGATGCGTTTGTCATACACGTTGAACGCGTCGGCACGGGTCGATTCCTTCAGGTCCACGGTAGTCCCTTCGGGGAACAGCCCGTAAGCGGCGGCACCCATGTCGCGCAGCATCCGCTCGATGCGGTCGTATTCCTTCGGATCGCGGCTGGTGGTGGTCGCCACGCGCAGGGGCATCCCGAACACTTCGCCGAACATGTCCCAGAAAGCGCACATGTTCTTCTTGGGGATGGTCTGCTGGGCGCATTTCAGGTATATCCCGAGGTCATGTGTGCCTCCCGCCTCGATGCACCACTCCGCCATGTCGCTGTGCCGGTAGTCGTAGCCGGTCTGCCAGGTGTCGTTCTCGTGCGTGACGATGACCCCGTATTCGGGTATGACGTGTGTGCGGGGAACGAGGTTTACATAACTGTATGAGGGCTTTCCTTCCGTTTCGGTCACCTCGCCCAGCTCGATGAGCGAATGCCCGTAGAAGATGCTCTGCAGGGACAGTTCCATGAACCGTTTGAACCACGGAGCTTCGAGGAGCTCCGTCAGTTCCGGATTCTCGTCCCCCTTTGCATCGCAGATACGGAAACTTTTGTTGAGCACGAACCCCATTCGCTGCTGCACGCACCCGGTCAGGTGCAGGTCGGCATCCACATCGGTGTAGATGTTCAAGAGCCGCGTGCGGTTAGGGTTGTCCACATTGACCGCCCACTGCCAGGCGCGCCGCCAATCGTTCAGGTCCTTGCGCGTCAGGGCTTCGGTCAGCAGCTGGAGCCTGACGCTCATATTCTTTATCCGGCGCACTTCGGAAGGGCGCATCCGGTTAAGGTATTCTATTTTCGGTTTCTTTGCCATAATCGTCACCAGATATAATTGTTTTTCTTTTCCGACCCGTAACGGACGGCACTTGCGGAAGCTCCGCCTTCCCCGTCCTCCTCTTCCCGTACGGGCAGGTCCATGACCGCTTTTCCGGACTGCACCTTTTCAAGGAAGGCTGTCCCGGCCTCGAACTGCTCCTTGCGTATCTCGTAATTCATCCTGCCGGGCAGGCTGAGCACCATGAAATAAAGCGCAAAATCGGCAACCAGCCCCACCAGGTCGTAGTTGCGCCCTTCCCCTTCAGCAGAGAAAGCCCGCTGCATGTCATAGCGTCCGTCCAGATAGCTCGTGATGCGGTCCATCGCCCGGCGTTCGGCCGTCCGGCGGTTTTCTTCGGTGGCCTGCTGGAGTATCTTCAACGCGTCAGCGGACACCTGTATGTAATCGTTTTCTGTTATGAACATAGTCACCATGTATTTTTAGGAGGCAGCCTTCTGCCTATCCTCGGTACGAAGGCTTCCTCGCGTGTCTGTTTCTGCAGCTTGTACACAGCCCCTTCGCAAGCGTCGGGGAAATCGTCGTGCGCCCGGCTTCCCTGTTCGAAGGCAAGGGTCTGATCGATGCCCGTCCGCAGGTCGGGGTCGTCCTTCAGCTTCTCGTTGTAATAGAAATACCCGCGTTCCCACAGAGGGCTTACCGCCTCGATGCGGGCGAACTTGTCAGGCTTTTTCCGCCTGTCGGGCATGAGCGGAAGCTGGTAGCCCCGGATGTCCCCTTCACGCTGGAACTCGTCGAGAATGGTGTCCTGCATGAAGTTCGCCTCCATGTAGAAGCCTACGGCAGCTTCATCCGGCAAGCCCTCGTAAAGGTCATACGCCCACCGTACCATTTCGCCCACAGAGCACTGGCGGCAGAAGGCGCGGAGCAGGTGAAGCTCCCTGTGCGAGGCCTTTTTCAACCCTCTGCGAGGGCGTCCAATCATCACTGCCGCCTTGTAGTCGTTTTTCCCGGTGGACTTCCACGACGGGTCTATGTATACCACCAGTTGCTCGTAAAGCTTCAGCTTGAGCGCCCTGCGCCAGCGTATCCATTCCTGACGGAACACCGCCCCTTCGGTAATGGGATTATTCATGTACTCTTTCTGGAACGAGCGGTAACCCATGAATTCTTCCAGCCCGCGCAGGTATTCGGCTGTATAACGTTCCGGCCACGAGGGATTCCCGTCCCTGTCGAAGGCGTTTACGGCACTGGTATGTACGGTCGGGCTGTCGATAACCTTCTGGAGCACGCTGTTGCGGCTGATGAGGTTCCCTACCATAATGAAACGCCCGCCTTTACCCCCAAAGCATCCGAAGAGGGCTTCCTTGACCCATTTGGTCATTTCCCTCACACGCGCTTCGCTCCGGCACATCTCGTCATCATCCAAGTCGTCCGCGACAATGTAGTCGGGGCGCATTTCCCGGAAACGCAGGCCTCGTGGGGACTGGCCTCGTCCACGGGAAAAGAAAGCGCAGTTGTCCCGGGTTACGAACTCCCCCTCCTGCCAGATTCCGCTGCCCGCCTGCTCGCCGAAGTCGGCGGAGATGTATTGGTTCGACTGCAGTTCCGCCTGCAGGTCACCCAACAGGGCATCGGCGTTTTCCTCGCTCTTGCCAACCAGCACCATCACATGCAGCTGGCCGTTGAACTTCAGCCAAAGGGGAATCCCGATATCCAGGTGCACGGACTTGGCATGCCCGCGCGGCCATTTAAAGACGGCGCGCATATTCGGGTGCGCCATCACGTATTTTGCGGCGTCGTTCTGGAATTTCGCGTTCGGGCACTCGCAATAATGGGGCAGGTACCTTTGGCAGAAATAAGCGTAGTCCTTCAAGGCACGTGCGATGTTCCGCCTGCGCTCTGTCTCGCTTTCCATGCGCTTTCCCGACGTAAGCCGTTCAACCCTCTTGCAGTGCTCTTTCCAGCGCCACATCGCCGCTTTCCGCTCCTGCTCCGTCATACTCCTCCTCCTTTCTGCGAAAAGACGGCGTTCAGGTAGTCATCGTGCAGACGGTTCACCAGCCGGAACGTTTCGCCGGTCATTCCGGGGTACCCGCCACGGTTTTCCTCCAGCCACCGCTCGAAGTCGATGAGCGTGTCCACACGGTCCACCACGTTCGATTTCTTCTCCAGCTTCTCGATGGCGGTGGCGGTCTTCACCAGCTTGTCGCCTATACCCGGCAGCATGTCCTCATTTCCGGGCTCGCCCGCCTTGTCAAGCAGCGTGTTGATGGATTCCAGCAGGCGGTTGACCAGCTGCGGGCGCGTGATACTGCGTGCGGCCTTCATCTCTTTCCATCCGAGCGTGTTCACCCAGCGGCTAAGGGTCTGCCGGCTTATGTCCACTTTCTGCAGGATGTCCTCCTGCGGAAGCCCGGAGAGGTAAAGCACCCTTGCCAGTTCCTGTTTTGTGTCGTTTCTTGCCATGCTTTTTCAATTAACGGTTAAACATCATTCCGTGCAAAGTTGTGTCCTTTTATGCAAATCCGGAAAAAGGTATGCAACGGTTTCCGGCAATGCTGCAAGCCTTACATAACCGTGCGCAACGGTTGCACACTTTTTTGCCAGTCCAAAGCGTCTGCACTAAATTCGCCGCAAAAAGAAAGCGAAATGAAACGGATCAGAATATCCAATGAGACATTGAACAGCTACGGGACCTGGATCAGGACCGATGGCGTGGACATGGCGCAATACCTGCGTAATCCGGTACTGCTATGGATGCATTACCGCGGCAGGATTATCGGATGCATGAAGGACGTACGTGTGGAAAACGGCGAAATCACCGGGGAGCCTTACTTCGACGAGGTGCTGGAGGAATCACGTACGGCGAAGGCCCAGTATGAAAAAGGCACCTTGCGCATGGCTTCGGCAGGTTTCGACATCATCGAGACCAGTGACGACCCCGCACAGCTGAAGCCCGGCCAGACACGCCCTACCGTCACACGGTCGAAGCTGGTGGAGGTGAGCATGGTGGATATCGGAGGAAACGATGACTCCATCGTGCTGAGCTACGGAGGGAAGCGCCTTACGCTGTCAGCCGGAGAGGACTCCGGCGCCTTGCCTTTACTGGAACCAAAGACTAAAGATTTCATAAACTTAAAAAATAGGACAAGCATGAACGAACAACTGAGAACCATCGCCCTGATGCTGGGACTGGCGGATTCCGCCACGCTGGCAGAAGTGCAGCGGGAAATCAACCTGCTGCTGGGTTACAAAAGCGCAAACGGCACGTTGCGCACGGAAAAGGAAAGCCTGCAGAAAGAAATTGACACCCTTCGTCTGAGCGGCATTGCCTCGATAGTGGACGAAGCGGTGGCCGCCGGAAAAATCGATGCTGTACGGAAAGCCCACTTCATTGAGTTGGGAAAGAAAATCGGCCAGGAAAGCCTGAAGCTGACATTTGAAGCCATGCACGCGGCTGTAAGGCCGTCTGCCCTATTGGGCGGCGGGAATGCCCGGACGGACAGTAACACCGGCGGTTGGAAAAAACTGAGCGAGGTGCCCGCCGAAGAACTGAAGCTGATCCGTGAAAACGACAGGCAGCAGTACCGCCGGCTGTATAAGGCAGAATACGGCATCGACTGCCCGGAGTTTAAATGATTGTTGAACACTGATTAAAAACTGGAAAAAATGAGAAAGGAAATCGTAAAATTCACAACCGGCACATTATTGAATGTGCTGATGAGCATTGTTATCCTGGCCTTGCTCGGAGTGCCGCATGCCGCACCTTTCGGTGCGGTTGTCGGAATTGTCCTGCCGATGGCGTTAGGCAAGTTCCTGCCCGAAGGGGCTGCTTTGGAAGGTGTCTATACTGAAGTATGGACAGGTGAACTGGTCAAGCGCTTGCGCGGCGGGCTGACCGCCTCGTGGCTGGACGGCGTATCCGACTATTCGGCGGCTGTAAAAAACGAAGTGGTGCATCTGGTAGACGTGGGCGGCGATCCCGACGTGCTGATCAATAACACGACATATCCTATTGCCGCACAGACCTTGGAAGACGGGGATATCGCCTTGGGGCTCGACAAGTTCCAGACCAAGAAGACACCCGTGTCGGATGACGAGCTGTTCGCCATCTCCTATGACAAGATGGGCAGCGTGATCGAGCGCCATGGAGAGGCTATCACCATCGGCAAGCTGAAAAAGGCGGCACATGCACTGGCACCGTACAGCAACACGGAGAAGACCCCGGTAGTCCCTACATCAGGAGAAACGGACGGAGGGCGCAAGAAATGTACCCGTAAGGATATCATCGCCTTAAAGCGCAAGCTGGACGCGCTGCAGATACCGGCATCCGGCAGGCGCCTGGTGCTCTGCAGTGACCATGTGAACGACCTGTTGGAAGACGACCAGAAGTTCCGTGACCAGTATTACAACTACACATCGGGTAAGATAGCCAACATGTACGGGTTTGAGGTATACGAGTTTGAGAACTGCCCCTACTTCAACAAGAACGGCGTGAAGCTTGCAGTGAACGCCACCCCGACAGAAACTGACTTCCAGGCGTCTTTCTGCTTCTACACGAAGCGCGTGTTCCGTGCGCAAGGCAGCACGAAGATGTATTACCGGGATGCTGTTACAAATCCCGATTATCAGCAGAACGAGGTGAACTTCCGCCACTACTATATCGTATTGCCCAAGAAGATGGAAGCCATCGGAGCCATCTACAGTTACGACGGAAGCACGTCGCAGACTTCAGACGCCTCGGCTGCTTCCGACAAGAATTGGGCACAGGTGCGCCGTGAGGCCGCTAAAGGCACACAGGGAGGCGGCGGAGAAGAAGAGGAAGAAGGAACAGCATGATAAGTAAGGAGGAACAGCCATGACACAACCAAGAGGCATACGCAACTGCAACCCCGGAAACATCCGTCTGGGCAAGGACAAGTGGAAGGGGCTGCGCCCCGAACAGACCGACGGGCAGTTCTGCCAGTTCACCGACATGGCGCACGGCTACCGCGCCCTGATACGCACGCTGCAGACCTACCGTCAGAAACACGGGTGCCGCACCGTCGCCGACTTCATCCGGCGATGGGCGCCCGAGCACGAGAACAACACCTCCGCCTACATCACGGCGGTATGCCAGAAAATGCAGGTGCCATCCACCTGCGAGCCGGACGTGAATGACCGCGACACGATGACGGCGTTCGCCGCTGCCATCAGCGAGGTGGAAAACGGCGTGCCGGCACAGACGGCGGATATCCGGGCAGGGTGGAACCTGTTGTAATGATTACAGAATTAATCCTTCATTCTTAATTCAACCGGGCTATGACGACATGGGAGATACTGATGTGGGCATTGCCTTCCGGATGCCTGTCCGGAATGGTCACGTGGCTGGCGTCACGCCGTACGTTCAACGCCCGCAACAAGAAGGAGCGCGAGGACACGTACAAGACCCTGTACGATGACCTCAGCACGACGACACTGGATTTATCACGGAAAATCAGGAAACTGCATGAAAAGATTATCAACTACGAGACGGCATTGCGCAAGTGTCATGCTTGCAGGTATGCTGAGCGCTGTCCTGCTGTCATCTTCCTGCGCCAGCAGAAGGTACAGCAGCCTAACAGCCGTCCGCTCGGACAGCCTCAGTACGAGCGTAACCGAGCGAACGGACTACGCGCCGGTCCCGAAACGGACGGCGGCGCTGAAGGTGAGTGCGGCACAGTGGCTGCAGCTCCGGGACCTTCCTGAAGGGTTCGGGCTGGCAGTGCAGAACGGCGGCATGAGCCTGAGCCTCATTTCCGACGGCGAAGGGGGAGTCAATGTGACGGCGGAAGCCGACAGCACCGGGCGCGAGGTAAGGTACCGCAGGGAAGAGACGGCCAGACTCGCCCGTGACGAAACCCTCGGGGAAGAGGAGGAACAGCGGGATCCTTCCCGGTGGCGGCACCTGATACCGGCACTTGCCATCGCGCTGGCGGCAGCCGCAATACTCAAGCGGAAAGGGAGCAATTCTTAATTCTTAATTTTAATTCTTCATTCAATATGGCAGACACATCAAACGGAATCATGTACGGCGTAGCGGAAATCAAATTCAAGGGTTCCGCAGCCGAATCACAGGAAAAGACTCTCGGCTGGATAGACGAGAACGGGCTGCAGCCGGCAGGCACCGAACCGCAGTTCCTGGAAATCTTTGCGGCGCAGGTACTGGACGGGGCGGTGGAGACCATCCTGCAGAATCCGGGCAGCGAGGCGTTCACCCTCAACCTGATACAGCTGAAGGCAGAGAATCTGCAAGCCGTCTTCGGCGGCAAGGCGGAAACCGACGGAAGCTATACACCCCCGGCATCGTTCGTCGTTACCGGCGTCCTGACCATCAAGATGCACTCGGGGCACAGCTTCCGCGTCTTTAACGCCCGCCTGTCGAAAACCACCTTCCAGAACGGCATGAACATGCAGAACGTGCTGGGCTTCGGCATCCGCGTGGACATGCTCAAGCCGGCGGACGGAAAGGAACGCCGATACCGGATTTATCCGCCCGGAGTGGTGCCGGACACGGCAGACGGAACGGCGGATAGTGCAGGAGGATAGCGATGGAAGCGAACGAGATACAGATGTTAGGGGCGGTCGCGCTGCTTGACGACGGCATCAGCCTGCCTCTTCATACCGTGCTCCGCCGGAAGCCTTTCCGCCTCACGATGAAGATACCCGTCACGCGCAGCTTCATCCGGGCGAGCAAGGCATACCTCTCGATAGGGGTCACGCCCGAAGAGTATGAGGGGTACGACTTCACCGGAAAGATGCGGTTCGTTGCGGAACACGGAAAGGCGGTGAGCCGCATCGTGGCTGCGGGCATCCTCCGCGGTCCGGTCATGGGGCGGCTGCTCAGCCGTCCGCTGGCATGGCTGCTCAGGGAAACGATGCATCCCGTCGCCCTCATGGAGGCGTGGAAGCTGCTGCTGAACGAAACCGCCGTCACGTCTTTCGGGATTATTATCACATTGGCTGCGGCAATGAACAAGATGCAGCCCTTAGTGAGCCGGAACGAAAGCGGAAGCGGGACGAGGAGTTAAAGAAGGGACATACCGAACCTTCGCATAGCCTCTTCGGCGTGATAGGACAAATTGCCACCGAGACCGGATGGAGCGTGGACTACATCCTCGACAAGGTGAACGTGGTGGCGCTGCAGCTGATGATGGCTGACATGCCGCATTACGTGAAGCCGCAGCAGCCGACGCTCATGCAGCGGATAAAGGAAATGGAAGAGAGGGAGAAGAGGCGCGGCGGAGCACCGCCTGCCGGGGAGGCACATTCCGGAAAAGGCATGAGCCCGCTGGAGTACTTCACCAAATACGCAATAAAAAATGAAGAATGAGGAAACAGCATCCGGCATTCTTCATTCTTAATTCTAAATTCAAAAAGTATGGCCGTACCTGTAGAACTGGAAATATTCATGAGGGACCTGACCAAAGCCGGGCTGCAGTCGGTGGCGGGGAACGTAGAAGGCGTGAAAAGCCAGACCCGCCGGCTCATCGCTGCCTTGGAACAGGCACGTGCCGAGCAGCTCAACCAGCTGACCGCAGCCAAGAAGGCCGGACTGTCGTACACAACCGAGGCAGCAAACGTACAGGCGCTCACCGGGCAGATAAACGGGCTGAAAGCCGGACTGAAGGAACTGCAGAAGGAACAGGCAGCGGCGGGTGGCACGAAAATCGACATCGACACCGAAGCCGTGGAGCGCAAGACGAACAACCTGCGCATGCAGTTCAGCCAGGTGGCGAGGGAACTGCCTTCGCTGGCGATGGGACCGCAGATGTTCATCCTCGCAATATCGAACAACCTGCCGATGCTGGCGGATGCCATCGCCGACGTGCGCAAACAGAACGAACTGCTTAACGCTTCGGGACAGAAAGGCGTGCCGGTATGGAGGCAGCTGCTCGGCGCGTGCATGTCGTGGCAGACGGCACTAATAGCCGCCATATCGGTAGGAATCATGTTCGGGAAAGACATAGCCAACTGGGCGAAAGGGTTGCTTAACGGGAAAAAGGCTTTCGACGAACTGAAAAAAGCACAGGAAGATTATAATAAGGAGATGCTCACCCAGCAACAGCATGCGCAGACAGAGACTGTGACGCTCAAGCTGCTGTACGATGCCGCCACCGATGCGGCAGGCGGGATGAAGGAACGGACCGATGCTGTTAAGGAACTGAAAAAGGAATACCCCGATTATTTCAAGAACCTGACCGATGAGGAAATACTGACCGGCAAGGCGGCCGACTCGTACATGCGCCTGACGGAATCCATCATGGCATCGGCAAGGGCACAGGCTGCACGCAACAGCATCGTGGAACAACAGGGCAAAGTGCTTGAAAACGAACAGAAGATAAACGAGGCGTACATCCGGCTTGGCGAGGCACAACGCAAGACTTCCGAACTGCGTGCCTATCTGGACAAACAGCGCGAAGAGGGTGCCGCGGCTTCCTCACTGCTGAATACAGAAGTGGCCATCACCATGGCGGAAACAGCAGAAAAGAAAATCGAAAAGGAAATAGCCGGATACCGCAGGGCTGTCTACCAAGCCAACAAGGTGTCGAAGGAACTGGAAAAGGGCATCAACGTGTCCGACCTGATATTCGACTCAAAAGGCACATCGGGAGGTACACCCACAGGAAGCGGAAACACACAGTCCGGAGAAAAAGACTACGCCGCCAAGCTTGCCGGAGCCCGCCTTCGTGCCGAGCGTGAGACCGAACGCCTGCGCATACAGATACAGCAGGAAGGCTTCGACCGCCGGCGTGCGCTGGCAAGGCAGGAATACGAGGAGACCCTTGCCGATATTGACAGGCTACAGAAAGACACGACGGCGGAAATGGACAGGGCAAGGGCAGAAGGCGGCATCATCCCGCAGTCACAGTACGATACCGTGAACGAAGAAGCGGACCGCCAGCGGATCGTGGCGCGCGAGAAGCTGAACCTGCAACTGCAGCAGATAGACAAGGAATACAACGAACAGGCCGCACAAGACCTGATTGACTACAACAAGCAATACGGCACCTATGCCGATAAGCGTCTTGCCATTGCGCAGGACTATGCCCGCAAGATCATCGCGGCGGAGACTGACGGGGAAAAACAGGCGTTGGCACGGCAGATGAAGCAGGCACTGGCGGAACTGGACTTTTCGCAATTCAGGGGTGCAATTGACTGGGAAACCGTATTCAATGATCTTGACAGCCTTTCGGCGGAATACCTGCAACGACTGAAGGCACAGTTACAGGAAGCGCTCAGCATGGACGACATTTCCGCCGAGAATGCAAAAGTGCTTGCGGAACGGGTAGACGAGATAAACGGGAAACTGATTGAAAAGCAGAACGAATGGCGGTCGGCGTTCGGACTGGTGATACCCGAGCTAGAGGAAATCCGCCGCAGGCAGGAAGAGGCTGCGGCGGCGCAATGCCGGGTGACGGAAGCCGCAGAGGCATACAACCGTGCCTTGCAGGAGGTGGCGGAAACGCAAAGGATCATCTCCGGAGAACTGGCTGCCGGAGGCATTCGTGCGGACGCTTCAGCAATCACCTCTGCCGGAGGGGCGGACTTCATCAGCCAGTTCCAGTCGCTCGGCAGGGACACCAAGAATCTCACCTCTTTGTTCTCCAAGTTAGGGAAACAGGAACAGGGCCTTGCCATGCAGACTGACAAGCTCACCGCGGCGCAGGGCAAATCGGCTGTCGCAACACAGAAGGCAGGCGGAAGCGCAGCCTCTACGGTAGCCATCATCGACACCATTATCCACGCGATAAACGACAACATACAGAGCAGCGTGCAACTGATAAACGAGCTTGGGGTTGCCGATACGAAATTCGGGAAAGCCTTCACTACATTCGCCGAAAGCTCGCAATATGCTACAGACGCATGGGAATCGCTCAAGAGCGGCAATATAGCTGGGGTAGCTACCGGCGTGCTCGGAAGCCTGAGGACGCTCGGAGAAACGCTGGGGCAGCTGGGCGTACGCGGATTCGGATCAAGTGACCCGTATCTGGAGGAAGACATCGAACGGCTGACTTTCGCCAACCAGGAACTGGAAAAGGCGATCACCAACCTCTCGGAGAAAATGGAAGGGGCCGCCGTGGCGGACGCCTCGCAGATCTATGCGGTGCAGAGGGAAAACCTGCTGAAGCAGATGGCGAATACGCAAGAGTCCATGGAACGTTCGGCATCGGCGTCATCCAACGGGTTCTTAGGCATCGGCGGGCATCATTCCACGGACTACAAGATAAACCGCGGCATGACGGACGCTGACTGGCGCGCCATCAGCGAGGCCGCCGGACGCAACGTGGCCAGTTCGAACGACTTCTTCAAGCTTTCCAGCGAGGAGATGTGGCGCGTGGCGAACGAGGCGACTACCGAATACGCCAAGCTGAAAGCCCTGGCGGATGACGGCTACAAGGACGCCGCGCAGTTCATGGACGAGTACATCGGCTACTGGAAGGAGCTGGAAGAGCTTCAGGACGAGTACAACGAGAAGCTGACTTCCGTTTCGTTCGACAGCGTGCGCGACAGCTACAAGAACCTGCTGCTCGACATGGGGTCGGATACGGAAGATTTCATGTCGGACTTCGAGAAGATGATGCAGAGCGCCATTCTGGAAAGCATGATTTCATCAAAATACGATACCCTGCTGAAAGGCTGGTATGAGGACTTTGCCGAAGCCATGGAAGACGGCAGGATGAGCAGGCAGGAACAGCGGCAGCTGGAAACCCTGTGGAACAGCATAGCGGAGCAGGGGCTTGCCGAACGCGACGCCCTGAAGGAACTGTTCGGCTGGCAGGCGGACAATGAAGAAAGCGGCAGCAGCCAGTCTCCCACCACCGGCGCGCTGACCACGATGAGCCAGGACAGCATCAGCCGTTTCGAAGGCATCGGACGATCGATGCAGACGCACCTTATCAATATTGACAAGTCCGTGGCGGATCTCCGCGCATCGGCAAAGCTGAGCAACGAGACGCTGGCGACTATCGCCGGACACACGGCATACATCGTACAGATATACGAACTGGTGGAATACATGAAAGTAAACGGAATAAAAGTGCAATAGCAATATGGACCTGACAGGATATTTGACGGTAAATGGCACCGACATCTGGACGGGGTGCCACTGTTTCCTCGCCGAAACGGAAAGGGGCGGGCACACCAACATGGACGCCCTGCTGAGGGTGCCCAAGGCGAAGGAGATCACCACGGTGGATTTCCGCGAACGTAACGGCGTGGATCTTCCGGCAGACCCGAACCTGAAGCTCTCCAGCATCGAGCGGACGCTGCAGTTCTGGCTTTCGGCGCAATCGGACGCCGTGAGGCTGCAACGCTACCGGCAGGCGCTCGCCCTTTTCACTTCCGGCAAGCTGGCAGTGGCGGTGAAAGGCTACCGCACATACAATATGGTATATCTGGACATGCCGGCAGAGCCGGAATGGTACACAAGCTGTGACGGCACACTCTACGGTGTGCTGTTTTCGGTGAAGTTCCTCGAACCGAATCCGGAGGTATAAGAGCCTTTAAATCCTATTTTAATAAACTTTAAACGACAGTTGTGATGGAACTGAAGATATACGACAAGACCGGCAATTTGAAACTCACCGTTTCGCCAAACGCTTCCTCGACAGTGACCGATGAGGTGATGGGCGAATGCTGCGTGTCTGCATCGTTCACCCATACGGCGTTCGTGCCGCTGGACGTGAACGACCGCATCGAGGTGTCAGGCGTGAAGTACAAAATCCGTTCCCCTTACCGTCCTACGCAAAAAAACACGCAGACCTACCAGTATCAGGTGAAGTTCTACGCCCCCATCCACGATGCGGAAGACGCGCTGATGCTTTATACCGCTGACGGTGACATCCGTTCCGAATTCTCGTATGACGGAGGCCCGCGCGAGCACCTGCAGCTATGGGTGGACAACATGAACCGCATTGCGGGCGGAACGCTCTGGAGCATCGGGACGGTCATCACGGGGGAAAACAAGGCTGTCGAGTACAACAACATGTCGTGCTGGGACGCGGCGTTCGGCTCTTCCGGCATCGCAGCCGTCTTCGAAACCGAAATGTGGGCGGACGGCTTTACCGTCAACCTGTGCAAGGCATCAAGGGGCGAGACGGTGGAACTGGGCTACCTGCAGGGGCTTACCCAGCTCTCGCAGGAAGACAACGGCGAAGTGAAGTTCTTCACCCGCCTGTTCCCGCTGGGATCCACCCGCAACATCGATGCTTCCAAGTACGGGCACGCACGCCTGCAGCTCCCGTCCGGTGCGGCCTATGCAGACAAGAACACAGAACTCTACGGAGTAAAGGAAGCCTACGAGGAAGACGCCTTCAGTAACATCTATCCCAAATACACAGGCACGATAGACTCTGTCCGTACTGAAGAGAAAGAGGACGAGGAGGGACGGAAATATACGGTGTACTACTTCAAGGACAGCGGCATGGGTTTCAATCCGGCGGACTATCAGATACCCGACCTGACTTTCATGCTCGCATTTCAGGACGGCGACCTTGCCGGACGCGGGAAAGGCGAGGACGGGTCGTTCGAGGCTGCGTGGCACGAAGACACTTCGGAATGGGAAATCATCAATGTTTATCCGGACGAAACGGCACAGGTTCCCGGAGGATCCATCGTCCCGAACGTGGGCGACACGTACATCCCCTGGAACTTCTCGCTCCCGCAGGAATACATTACGGCGGCCGAACAGGCATACGCCGAAGCGGTGGACGACTTTCTCGGCACGTACAGCTTTGACACAAAGAAATACAACGGCACCACCGACCGCAACTACATAGAGCGTAACCGTACCTCCCTTATCCTGGGGCAGAACGTACGCCTGCTTTCCGACAAATACTTCAGCACCGGATACAAGGACACCCGCATCGTAAAATGCGTCCGCCGCCTGAACGACCTCAGCCAGGCGACCATTACCTGCACCGACCAGATAGGGACGGGCTGGAAAGCATCAGTGGACAACAGGCTGGGCAGCCTGCAGTACATCCTGACCAAGCAGGAGCAGCAGACGCTGATAGACATCATCAGGACCGGTGACAACAAAACGCCCAGCGATTACAACGTGTTCAGTGCGCTGAAAGCATTGGCGATGTTCCTCCGCAAGGACAAGCCGGATAGCACCAAGTATCTGATAAAGTTCCTCGGCGGTCTGATAAGCGACAACATCGAATCTCAGGACTTCGCTTCGGGACCGTTCGGCACCGGCTTTGTCGTGAAGCGTGACCCGAAGACCGGGAAGTCGTACATCGAGACGGACGAGCTGTACGTTAGGCTGAAAGCCTACTTCGAGACGCTGGAGATAAAGCACCTTTCGCATGTAGGCGGGCGCATCGTAGCTTCGCCCGCCGGGATGGAGTGCGTAAAGGTGGAACTCGTGTCAGCAGAATACGAAAGCCTGTACGACAGCGAAGGCTCTTTAATAACCGACAGCGAGGGCGAGGAGGTGCTTGTGTCCACCATCGGAGGCGAGCAGGCATACCGCTGCTACTTCAAGCAGACCGACGGCGAGCGGGAAATCGTGAACGAGTTTGCCGTGGATGACCTGGCTCAGTGCCGGGAGTTCAACGTGAAGGAAGGCGTGTCGCACGAGGTAAGCAACCAGTACTACTGGCGCAGGGTCATCGGTGTGGGCGAGGATTATATTGACCTCTCCATTACCGACTGCGACACGGGCAGCATGGAGCCTAAGGCGGGCGACACCATCGTAACCATCGGCAACAAGACGGACACGAATCGCCAGCACGTGGTGTTCCTCTCCTCCTACGACAACGACGCACCCTGCATCAAGCTGTACAGCGGAATCAACTCCTACTCCATGCTGGACAAGGAAGTGACGGTGATAAGCCCGAACGCCGACAAGAACGTGTTCACGGGGAAGGTGGTCATCAAGCCCGGCTCTGTGGGGTACGAGAACCTTGCAGACGCTCCGGACATGACGGAAATCAACCGGGAGATACAGAACGCCAAGGACGATGCGGCTTCCGCCTCGCAGGCGGCTTCCGAAGTGCAGCAGAGCGTGGCAGACCTCACAGGATACGTTGACGGGGCATTTTCGGACGGCATTATCTCGGAATCGGAAGCCAAGGCGATAGCCACCTACATAAACGTGGTGGACAACGAGAAGAAGTCCGCCGAAGCCGTTTACGACGAGCTTTACAACAACCCCTATCTGGAAGGCTCAGCCAAGGTGGGGCTTGCCAACGCCAAGTCGGCGATGTTCTCGGCGGCGGACGCGCTGACAAGCTCGGTGAACACCGCCATAGCTGACGGAAAGGCGACACAGGGCGAGAAGGCGGACGTGGATGCAAAATACGCCTCGTTCAACACGGCGTGCGCTTCGTTCAACGAGGCGGTGAAAGCGGCGGAAAAGTCGATACAGGACAAGCTGAAAGGGTATGCCGACAACGCCCAGATGGCAGCGGACGAGGCGAACCAAGCCGCAAGCAACGCACAGGAGGACGCCAACGAGGCACGGCAGAGCGTGGATAGCCTGAACGACTACGTGGACGGGGCTTTCAAGGACGGCATTATCACCGAAGCGGAGGCAAAGGCAATCGCTACGTACATCAATACGGTGAACAACGCCAAGAAGGGAATGGACGCTACCTACAGCGCACTTTATGCGAACACGTACCTTACCGGAACGTACAAGTCGTTGCTCTTCGTGGCAAAGAACAGCTTCGACACCGCCGTGACGAACCTGACCAACGCCATTAACTCTGCCATAGCGGACGGAAAGACCACCGAATCGGAAAAAAGTACGGTGGACACCCGCTTTACCTCCTTCAACGATGCATACGCCTCGCTATCCACCGCCATAGGGAACGCCAACAAAGCGATACAGGACAAGATAAAGCAGGAAGCGGCAGACCAGGCGAAGGAGGACATCGACGCGCAAATCGGCGAAGTGGACATCTCGGTGAAGAACGAAATCGCCAAGCAGCTGGGATATACCGATTACGAGAACCTAAAATACTACGCCGAACGGGGCATGTCCATCATCAAGGGCGGAACAATCAATACCGAATTGCTGGAGGCGGCCATGGTCATCACGTCCCAGCTGATAGCGAACGCCATCATGGCGAACACGCTGAACGTGAACAACAAGTTTAAGGTGTATACGGATGGGTCGGTGGACATGAGCGGCATATTCCGTTCGCTCGGCAGCAAGACGGAACTGGTCATATCGAACGGGTACATGCGCATCATGTACAACGGCAGCGACGTCATGCTTATCTCCGTGGACGAAAGCAGCGGAGCTCCGACAATCAACATGAATTATAACAATAAGCGTTTTTTCATTTCCCCTGACCAGTTCACTTTCCGGATGAGTGACGGTCGTATGCTGACCTTTGACCCTGAGACTATAAACCGTTCCGGGCAGGTCATGGCAAATCCGGAAGGTTTCCTTTATGTGGCAAGCCAACAATACAATTACATTACCGCATGGATAAATATCAGTCCGTCTAACGGAGGTTCCGCACTTCCGTTCGTCGGGACAGCAATGAAGCTGGAAGGCTCGACGGACACACTGGAAGCCATACCGGCGGACGGGTACGAGTTTGACAGGTGGTCGGACGGAGGCTCGCAGACGCATGACATCACATGGAGCGGCTCAAGCTACAGTTATACGGCTTACTTCAAAAAGATACAGACAGCAAAATACACTGTCACATTAAAAGTTTCACCGTCCGGAAGCGGAACGGTATCCGGAGGCGGCACTTACGATTCGGGCACCCGCCGTACCGTTTCGGCTACGGCAAACAGCGGATACCGCTTCGTGCGGTGGAGCGACGGAGGGTCGCAGAGCCACACCGTCACATGGGACGCGAACAAGACGCTGACGGCCTATTTCGAAAGATATACCGTCACAGGTAACGAGATATTCCAGGGAACGGCACTGACAAGCAGCAGCTACTGGCAGGCTTACGGTGGTGCTTCAATCGTATCCGTATCAGGAGGTGTGGCAACATTGCGATTTAACGATACTGAAGCTCCAACAGAAGTTGTATTCAATAAAGGATATTTGGGAAGCAAGATAGAACAAGGGCATAAATACAAGCTTACTATAACGGCAAAAGCCTCTAAAGGAGGCGTTAATATAATTGGAGCTCTTGGATACAATTCTCTATGGGGTTCCTTTGGCGAAAGAGAGGAAATAACGGCTTTTGTAATTGAAAATATCAGTTATAGCGGTTATACAACCTATGAAGTTGAATTGACAGCTGTATATGGTGACAGTACAAGTTCTACGGGGTTAGAGTTTTTCTGTAGTTCTACTCCTTGCACATTAACCATTACAAAAATATCATTAGTGGAGGTATAAAAAATGGGAAAGGCATTAGCGGCATTAAGCATATTCTTATTGACATCCTGCTATCCGGACGCTCCGGCGGAAAAGACTTCATGCATGGATGAAAGTACGAATAATGGGAAGACGGAAATAATCATAGAAGTCGATACGACACGAACAGAATATGAGTTTGAATTAAAAATGTAAAGGATATGGGACAGCTTACTAAGACAACGGATAAAGTGAACGAACTTTTGGACAAAGTGGAAGGAATGCCGGAAACCGTTAAGGACGGCAAGACGCCTGTGCTGGAAACAGGCACGACAACCACGCTCGACCCTGGACAGAAAGCCACATCGGAAGTGGTCGCCAACGGCGAGGATGAAAACGGGAACCCGAAATACAGGCTGAACTTCGGAATCCCTAAAGGCTATGACGGTTCAGGAGGCTCTGGAGGCGGAGGAGTGGCGGACAGCGTGCAGTGGGAGAACGTGCTGAACAAGCCCTCGTGGGTCAACTCTTCCACGAAACCGACCTATACGGCATCGGAAGTCGGGGCATTGCCAGCATCCACTACGATACCCTCGAAGACCAGCCAGCTGACGAACGACAGCGGGTTCACCACGTCCGCATCGTTCAAGACCGTCAACGGTCAGAGCATCGTGGGCAGCGGCAACATCGCCATTGAGGGCGGCGGAGGGGACACGCCTTCCGGAGGAGGCGGAAACGTGAACGTGACCAACGGCAGCGCATTGCAGTCCGCAAACTATTACGCCTTCAAGCCCTCGGCTGACGGTTCATTGGATGGTACGTTTTCCACGATTCCGAATGCAAATTCTGCGAAGGCGGGACTGATGAGCCAGGCGGATTTTTCAAAATTGGATAAGATGAAAGGAATAGGAGAATTTCCCTCTGCAATACTTTCGCTTACAAACCAGTCTACAAGCTCTGATATACTCGATGCTTTTGGATACACATCTTACCCATCATCTTTAATTCAAATAATGATGCTTTATTTTAGCACTTCATCTGCCTATGAAAAAAGCACAGCCAAGCCTTATATCGGTAACAGGGAATTATTTGTCAATGCGTATTTCGATTCGGAAACAATATCCGGCTATATCGAATTCACTTATGTAGCGGAAGGGGGAAAGCTAAGGACGACAAGGATAAACGGGAAGCAGGGAGGCGATGCCGATTCACCGGTATACACTTACTCTTGCGAAGTGAACGAATCCGGGGAAGACAAATACTATCTTCCGACCGGTATCTATGGAATCTCTAATAACGCAACCAATGTTACTGAATTGCTCGGCGGAAAAGAAGGGATTGAGGCAATTAGGCAGGCAATAAAAGACGGGAAAGGCATTTATCTGCAGGATTTAAACGGTACTACTTTTGTACATAGTATTCCGGTTAGTATCTACCTTTCTAGCATTTGGGTTGATATGTCTTTTTATCATACCTCTGCACTGGGAGTATATGACTATATAGTCCGAATTACGGGTAATAATGTTAGGTATATATATCCGCAAGGGTATGCCCTAAAAAGTGAAATACTTACGCTTAATACTGAAAGCAGCAGTGATGACATATCCGTGGCGGTAGGCGGCGAATCGGGGCTGAAAGCCATAATTAAAGCTGTGAAGGACGGGAATAGGCTGGTAATCAGGGGAGCTCCGGATGAATCATTAGGGGTTGGAGGATACATAACCGCTTTTAATGCGGACGTTCAAGTAAGCAGCTACCTGGAGGGTGAAAACGGCAACCTGTTGATTGCTTTTTGTTTTCCATTTTATGCTGCGATTACTTTTGCTAACATATTTTACATAATATCATATAATAAAACCGAAAACACTTTCACATGTAATCTTACAATTAAATAAAGTCATGAAGAAGATACGTTACAACAGTTGGATAGCCAACCATTTGCTGTTCAAGGGGTACAGCACGATAACTATTGCGGCATGGGTCTGCACGAGGTATAAAGGTAAAGAGGAGATGCCGCAAAGAGTGCGCAACCACGAATGCACGCACGCAAGGCAGTGGTGCGAGTGCATGCTGGCAAGCGGGGTCATTATATGGATACTGGTGCTGCTTGCAGGCATATCCGCATGGTGGTTCGCCCTTTCGTTCGGGATGTTCTACATCCTCTATGTGCTGGAATGGCTCGTGAAGCTGTGCTTCTACGGTACGGAAGCCTACCGGAACATCAGCTTCGAAAGGGAAGCCAACGCAGGGGAGGATGATGAGACCTACCTTGAGAACTCAGGGTATTTCGAGTGGATAAAATTTATTCGGAAAGCCAAATAAAGAATGGTTGGGGGGAGAAAGAAAAGCCCCCGGCCTTGTCAATAGTCATCTCACCTACATATTAACGCATAACGCCATAAGAGCGCGACCGGGGGCGAATACCCTCTGCCGTTCTTATGGCGTTATACGTATGTAAGTGAGATCGATGCAAAGATAACTAAAATTCCAATTATGACAACATTTGATGTGATATGTTTTAACCAAGAGTTGATGGATCGTATGAATAAACTTGGAATCAAGCTAAACGACACTCAGTATATAGAATTATATAAAGAATACAGCCGTATGCTTGAAAATAATGAGAAAACAACTTATATCGTCCGTGCACTGTCCGAAAGATATAATGTGTCTGAACGTAATGTGTACAAGATAATCAAGCGGTTTAAAAAGCGCTGCATACCAGATGCAGTATAATTCCTTGCTTTTATTTGTTTGATGTGTGGCGTAACAAGTAGCTTTGCACAATATAAACAAACAGCAAAGTATGAAAGAATATTTATCGGCTCCGTTACCTTTTGTGGGGCAGAAAAGAATGTTTGCATCAGAATTCAAGAAGATTCTGAAACAATATCCGGATGATGCGGTCTATGTGGATTTATTTGGAGGATCGGGATTGTTGTCCCATATCACCAAACGTGAAAAACCTGATGCCACAGTTATTTATAACGACTATGACAATTATTGCAAGCGTTTGAAAAGCATACCAAGAACCAACCAGTTGTTGTCTGATTTCAGGCAAATAGCGGCTGGACTGCCAAGGAACAAACTAATTCCAAAGGAAGTCCAAATGAAAATATACGGGCGTATCGAGAAAGAAGAAAAGATATGGGGTTATGTGGACTATATCACCCTATCCTCATCGTTGTTATTCTCCATGAAATACAAGACGAGCCTTGAAGGACTGAAAAAGGAATCACTTTATAATAATATCCGAAAGTCAGGGTATCAGCTGGCGGGTGATTATTTGGATGGACTGACTGTTACACACGAGGATTATAAGGATGTATTCAACCGGTATAAAGAGATTCCGAATACTGTATTTCTTGTGGATCCGCCTTACTTGAGCACAGATGTAGGTACTTATACAATGAATTGGAAGCTGGCGGATTATTTGGACGTGCTGGCTATCCTGCAAGCTCATCCTTTTATTTACTTCACATCAAACAAGTCCCAGATACTTGAGCTTTGCGATTGGATGGGGAAACATCCTGGTATGGGCAATCCATTCCAAAATGCCGCTATTGCCACCTTTAACGCACGCATGAATTATAATGCGTTTTACACAGACATGATGTTGTATACGCATACAGTATGACACCCCATTACTCATTTAATAAACATTTAAATATTGATTAAAATGAACGGAAAGAACAAATACCATTGCATTTTAGAAAAAATAGTATGTTCCGGAAAGACACAGACTAACCGGAAAGGGAACATCCGTTATCTTTTAAACGAACGCTTAGACTTGACACCGGCTGACCTGCTGGAGATTTTCGAAGGGCACAACTTGGCACGCAAAAAATTAAAGAGCGAGCTGGAACTGTTCACACAAGGCGAACGAAACGTGGACAGATACCGCGAAGCAGGGATAACATGGTGGGACTATTGCGGAAAAACATTAGTCAACAGTTATCCGACCTACCTTGAAAGACTTCCCCCACTTATTGATAGGATCAACCGGGAAAAGCGAAACAGTAAAAACTATGTGCTTTTCCTTGGTGAAACTGGGGTTGAAAGCAACCAGGCACCCTGCCTAAGCCTTGTACAATTCCAAATAGAAGACGGTGAATTGGTCATTTCTGCCTACCAGCGCAGTTCAGATGCCAATCTGGGCTTGCCGGCTGACATCTATCATCTTTACTCAATAGCACGCCAGATAGAGTTACCGTTAAAATCCATCACACTAACTTTCGGCAATGTCCATGTCTATGAAAATAATATAGAAAACACATACCGCCTCTTATCTGGTGAAGAAGGAATCCGCTTCGAATTGAATGTATGAAAACATACATATTCCCGCCTTTTATTTGATGTAAAATTAGTGATTTTTTCCGACTTAGACAAGATAAAGAAGAAGAAAATCCAAGGTTTAAACAAGAAGCAAAAAACAACAAAATAATCACATTTCGATTTGTGCTAATGAATCTTAATTCAACACAAATCGATTTGGATTTGCATCACAAAATGATTTGGGGTTTGTATATATAACAGAAATTGAGTAAATTAGTAGTTCCCAAACGACTAATTCCACATCTCAAAGCCATGAGCAAATATACTAATATTCCGT